CGCGCTCGCCCACCCACGTCATGCCACCGGAGACGCCGCCGGACGCCCGCGCCGGCCGGTACGACTGGGCGACACGCGACTCGAAGTTGGTGTTCACCACGACGTCCATCGACCTGGTGCGAGTCAGATCGGCGATGCGCCGCTGGAACGCGGCAACGCCGGTCATGTGGACGTTGACATTGACGTCGGTGTTCTTGGGGATCAGGTTCAGCCGCCGCGCGAGTTCCTTGGCCTGGCTGGCACTCATGCCCATGCCAGTCGCGGCCGCGACGAACCGGTTGTAGCCGGTGTTCATGATGTCGTTCAGCTCGCGCTGTGACCGGGTGCCGTCGTCGGCCTCGGCCCGCCACTTGATGACCTGGTCGGCCAGCTGGAACAACGCGGTCTTGTTGGCGCGGCCCTTCTCGGTGTGGACGTCGAGGGTCTTGCCGTTGTCCTTGAGCGACTTGGTCGCGTTGTCGACGGCCGTGTAGAAACCGATCTCGGCATTGTCGGCGGCCAGCAGCGCGGTGTTGATGGCCGTGATCCGCTCATAGTGCTTCTGGAACGCCTCGTTCGCGTCGCGCACGGCCTCGGCAGTCCGCTCGGTCGACTCGGCCGCGTCGTCCCCGCTGCTCACCCAGTTCTTGAACTTCCCGACCAGCCGGCCGATCAGGTCGCCCACCGGCCCGAGCTTGTCCCACATCCACCGGGCGGCGTCCACCACCTCGTCCTTGAGCCAGCCGGCCGCCTTGCCGACGGCCCGGAACGCGCCGTCCACGATCTCGCGGAAGGTCTCCGACTTGCGGTAGGCCACCACCAGCACGGCGACCAGGCCAGCGATGGCCGCCACCGCCAGGCCGATCGGGTTGGCCGTCAGGGCAGCGTTCAGCAGCCACTGAGCAGCCGCCCAGGCCTTGGACGCCGCCGCCGCTGCCTTGGTCGCCACCGTGGACGCCGCGGTCGTCACGGCCGTCCTGATGGACGCCACGCTGATTGCCTTGATCGCGGGGACCACGAAGTTCGCGACGCCGGACGCCAGGTCGGCCCACCCCTGGAGGTAGGCCGCGATGCCAGCCTTGCCCGGCCCGGCCATGATGGCGGCCGTGCCGTCCACGGTGTCCTTGAGCCCGAGCACCCTGGCCTCGGAGCGGTCGGCCCCGTCACCCACGGTCTCCAGGCTCTTGCCGTAGGTCTTGGCGTCCTTGGCCGCCTTGCCCATCTCGCCCGGGTTCTTATTGGTGGTCTTGACGACCACCTCTACCTCATTCGCCATCGCCGGTGTCCACCTCCCGCCTTCCCAGGTCCACGATCTTCAGGCCCCGCAACAGCGCGGCGTCCTCTTTCATCAGCTGGCTGGGCAGGCAGTGGAACCGCTCGCACAGCCCGATCACTACCTCCCAGTAGGCGAGTTCGCCAGGCTTGCGGGCAATGTCTCCATCGGGAGTGAAAGCTCCATCGGAGGCAGCCCAGGCTGCGAGGCTCGAGCTAAAGGGGGCGGCACATCCGCAACGGCGTTCATCCAGGCGTCGAACACGATGAAGAAGAACTCAAGGTCCATGCTCTGCACGCCGTCCAGGGTGGCGGGGACCGGCGTGCCGTCCTCGTCCTCCATGTTCCAGTCGACCAGCACGGCGGCGAACACCTTGAATAGGTCCCGCATCCTGGTGACGTCCTCGGCCGTGGTCGTAGCGGACGCGCCCTCGGCCATCTGCGTGATGTCAAGGAAGCGAGCGATCGACACGCCGCGGGCGCGGATGACGAGCCCCTCCAGCTCGGGGTCCTCGAACGTGAGCCGGTAGACCTTGGCTTTCTTCACGAATCCCATTGGGTCACGCCCAGGTGGGCACGGCACCATCGGCCAGCACGCCGGGGGCCTGCCAGGTCAGCTCGCCGCCGGGTGCCCGAGTGATGCCGTAGTCGGTGTAGAGCAGCTCGCCGGCCAGGGTCTTGCCGCCGACGCCGATGGACGTGGTGCGGTTCACGCTGGTGCTCGGCACGGTCGAGAACACGGCGTGCGAGCTGGGCGCAGCGGCCGGGTTGAACACGCCGTCCAGCGTGATCGAGAAGTCGGCCAGCAGCAGAAGCCGCTCGATCGCGCTCTTGTCGAGCCCGGTCACGTCCTGCACCGCCCGAGGGGTCGACCACTGGCAGTTGGTGATGTCGTTCCGGATGTCGCGCGCGGTGCCGCCGCTGTCGTCCACCGACAACGTGGTCCACGCGAGTCCGCTCTGCTTCGCCACGGTACTCAGCCCCTTTCCTGGGCCTGGATGATGCTCTGCTGATTCTCCTGGAACCGACCGACCCATTCGTCAGGGTCGGCGATCGTCTCGACCGGCGCGGTCACCCCACGCCAGTCCCCGCCGCGGGTGTAGAACACCTCAGCGGCGAAGCCCCGTACCCGGTGCTCGGCGGCGTGGAAACACTCCTGCCCGGCCGGGAAGGTGTACTCCACCAGGTCGCCGACAGCCTCCTGCGTGTAGTGCCGGCCGGACCCACGCACCACGGCGTGCAGGTCGCTGCTGGCTGGCAGGATGGTCCGCCACCCGTTCAGGTAGTTCGCGCACTCGGCCTCGGCGCATGTGGCCTTGCGCCAGTGCGTGCCCAGCGGCGCGGCGATGCCGAAGGTCCGGTATGCGTGCGTCGGCCCGGCCGGTTGGATGCGGTGCATCAGAAGGCCACCGCCGTCTCATTCTTGACGAACACCACGGCGAACTGTGCGTTCGAGAAGGTGCCCGAGGTGCTCGCGCGGACGTAGCGGCGCACGGTCGAGCCAGCGGCCCCGGCGATGCGCTGCCAGCCGAGGGCGGTGGCCGCGGTGAACGCCGACCCGGTGAACGCCGCGAATGACGAGTTGTCCGCGCTGTCCTCCAGCGTCACCGTGACCGAGGTGCCGGTGATGGCGAACACATGCAGGTAGGCCTGCCAGCCGAAGGACGTGGAGGCCGTGAAGTCGACGCCGGTCCCGTTGGTCGCCGTGGTGTCGGTCTTGATGCCGGCGGTCAGCTGCTTGCCCCACTCCAGCCCGTAGGCGTTCGACAGCGCGTCGATGTCGATGGTCAGTGCGCCGTCGTTCGCGCGCGTCGGGTCGTAGTTCACCTGTTTCGCCACGCAGCACGCGGCCGGGTCGGCCAGTGTCGTACCTCGGTGGTAGGAGACCAGCGTGTCGGCGGTGGGCAGCGCGGACAGCACCGGGTGGGCCTGGGCGGCCGAGGGGTTGAAGTACGACGTCCACGCGATGCCGCCGGTGCGCTGCCCGCCGATGCGCTCGTGGGCAGACTTGTCGATGCCGGTGACGTCGATCGGTGCCAGCGTCCCGCTGACCGAGCGCACCGCGCCGGTGTCGCCGGACAGGTTGTACCCCGCGACGTAGAGGTTGTCGCCGAGCCCACTCTGCTTCGCCATCTCAGATCACCCCTGCGTCCACACGTCGTTCACGATCACGGGAATGGTGGTGACCATCGACCGGTACAGCTTGCCGTCCTGGGCGAGGTAGCCGGTCTCGGTCCGCATACCCATCAGGTCTACATTGCGAACGCCCGCGGTCGTCAGGTCGAAGTCGCCGTTGATGGCCTCGTAGATCAGGTCGACCACCTTGAGCATGTCCGGGTCAATCTGATCCTGTGGGCTCGCCACCATGTTTGTAGTGACCCTGACCCAGAAGGTGATCCGGGCCGAGGTGATGTTCAGGCCGGAGTTCGCGGCCTCGGCCTGCACGCTCGCCAGCATCACGGCCACGCTGTGGCCCTGGCCGGGCGCGCTCTTGGGCTCGTGCTTGGTGACCGACTCGAACACGCCGAGCCGTTGGAGCTCGGAGACGAACGCGTCGTAGATGCTCGTGATCGGCAGGCTCATGAGTTCAGCTCTCTCACCATCGTGTCTACCTCGGACTGCACGACCGCGTCAGCCCGCTGCTGGACCTCCTGCGTGGCCTTGCGGAACGTCTGGTAGCCCTTGAACCGGGTGCTCTTGTTGCGCGAGCCGGTGCCCTCCAGCCACGGCCCGTAGACCGTGCCGTCACCGACGACGACGCCGGCCGCCTTGTCGGCCACATGGATCGTGGACTGGTACCGGCCGGTCGGTGCCACCAGCACGGACGGCAAGCGGCCCTTGATGACCTCGTAGACCTCCTGGCCGAGCGCGCGTTCCATGTCGGTCAGGTGCTTGTCCACGATGTCATCGGCGGTGCCGTCGAACAGCGGGCCGGTGTACTGGACTGCGACGCCCATCAGATCGCCCCGCCCCGGTAACGGCGGCCGTGCGCCTCGACGGCCCGGTTGCGGATGTCGGCCAGACCGGCCCCTGACGCGGCCATGGCGGTCTCGCCGGACCCG